AAGACCAGATGATGTTCTTCCTGTTCCCGATACACCTGTTTGTCCATGCATGACAGAAGGTATACCTGTTTCTTCATCTGCAAGTTGTCTTGCTTGCATATACATCTGTAGATTTTCTGGTGCAGTATTTGGAAACTTTAATCCATTAATTGCAGTTCCTGTAACACCCGATTGTCTTCTAAAAATTTTGCCCGGAAATATATCCATATTTTGACCCGGAACTAATGATGCTTCATCAACATCAAAAACTAAATTACCTGCTAAAGCTAAGTTATCAATAGCCATTCTAACATGACCATTCATTAATAGCTGTGCGTCTTCCATATTTTCTGGTACACCTATACCAAATAACTGATAAGGATTTATTTCGTAAGGTAATACATGATATGGTATACGCTCTGGAGTAAATGGATTTAATACTGCTCTTAATAATTTTCCATTACATATCCAAGCGTTTATTTGTACTTGGTCTAATGGAGAACTATTATCTGGCATCTCTAAACCAATTTCTTGTGCTAGATGTGTATCTAGTGTTCCCCAGTATTCTAATACTTCGTATCTATCAACTTCAAAGTTTCCAGATGCGTTATCATATGATTGAATAATATCTTCGTAATATTCATTCATATAGTTTGAACCCATACTTAAACATTCACCGATAGCTTCTTCGTCAAAGTAAGGTAAGTTAATTAAATTTCTTAATTGGTTTCTGCTAAACTTATGTCTTTCAATAGTAAAGTTACAATCAGCAATAGATGTAGCATCTGGGTCTGGAAAAAAATCCCAACAACTTACGCCTTCTATACGAGGTACTTCTTTGTTATAAGGAACATATTGTTTTCCTGCTTCCCACTTATGTACTTTCTTTAAAAAATTAAATGGCCCTTTTACAATACCAGTTCCTAATAGTACTGATTCAAATATTGAATGACGTAAAACATTTATTGCATTTGAATCTAATAACTGGTCATGGATTAACTTTTCCATCCTAAGAGCAGTTTCTTTTGCAGGGTAAATTTCTGGTTGATTAGGAATACGAGCTTTGCCTTCTAATAAATTAGCCCCTTCGTATTCAGATTGTAAACCTCCTAATTTATTTTCCATAGGTGTTGCTTCTGTTGCACCCGGCAATAGTTCTCTACCATCACCCGGAAAACCTACAGCCGATTGTAACTGCTCTTCACCCGGTACACCTAAATGCATTGTATCAGCAATGCCTTCTGGTACAGGAGTTGCGTTAACTGTTATTGGAAATTTTTTATTAGCAAATAAAACATCAACAATTTGTCCATAAGCGGCTAAAGTTTTTGTCTTTGTTATTTTAATAAAGACTTTACTTTTTTCACTATCTCTAAATTGTGTTGTGCTATCATATACACCTCTATAATTTTTGAACGCACGCAACCATCTACCCTCATGGGTTAATCTAGCTGATTTTGATTCTTGAAATTTAGATGTTATGTAACCAACAATACCCGGAGCATCCTCCGCAGGCATTGTAGATGTTTGGTCTGCACCTTGCGGTTCATCAACCATGAATTATCCTTACTCTAGTATGCTTTTTGTTTGTCTGCGTTTAAAACTGATTTGTCTAATGGTGCAGATTTAGCAGGAGATGAAGCTTCAATTAATTTGCTGTCTTCTTTTATCTCTGGTGTAAAATCTGGTTTCATTCTAGTTAATGGAGCATCTGGTCTATCTGCTTTTATTTTATCAGAACTCATTATATAGTCTTTACCATAGTTATAGTTATTATCTGGCATGTTGCCTCCTTATCATATTAATTTTTTTGAGTACCACTCTAATACCCAAAAACTGTGTCACTAGGTGTATAAGCAACTCTATCCTTTATTCTATTTAATGTAGTATTTAGGGTAGGTTGATTAGATTGTCTAGTCATAATCATATACCGTAATGCATCATATGCATGGTCGTCTGCTTTTGTATCTACATCTTCTGGATTTGTTTTTGATGTAGGTATACTTGACAGTGTTCTTATTAAATTTGTACAAGTACTAAATATTTTTAATTTAGGCTCTGCTGTTCTAGGGTCTATCTGTAATCTTCTATGAACTTCTACTTTACCAGAAATTCTATCTCTATCAGCAGGTAACCAACGAACACCATTGCGTATCATTGTTTCTGCTATACTAGGGCCTAAACCAACTTTATTCCAACAACTTGTATCTAAGATAGATAAAGACATTGGAGGGTCGTTTCTTTCCATTTCTAGTATCATTCTAGCTAAATCTTCACCTGTATATCCTGCTGAGTACAATTCACGATAGATATAAATATTACCATCAAAATCTACTGTACCCCATAATACACAAGATGGAGAAGCATAACCATAGTCAGCCGCTCTAAATCTTTGCCATCCCGCAGGAACTTCTACTGGTTCCATAACATGTAAATGTCTAGAGAACTCTGGAAAAGCCGCACCTTCTGCAACTTCCCAATCACCATCTAACAATCGTTTTCTTTCTACATCTGGTAATGAACGAAGCATAGCTTCATACTGACCATCAGACATTAAGTAAGGATTGTCTGTTAATCTAGCAGGAATAAACTTTCTTTGAAAAAGAGGTTGTCCTGCTTTTTCATGTTGTTCTGGCCATCTGTATACTTCACCAGATTCTATATCACCTGCCGCAAATGGTTCATGTGGCGGCGATGGGTCTATATACATTTTCTTTACCCACCATCCTCCTAAACCACCGGGGTTGGCTGTACACCTCATATAGGGCTTTATCTCTTGATTTGTAGTTCTTAATCGAGAGCGTAAGTACTCCCAAACATAAGGGGTGGGGTAATGCGTTACTTCATCAATACCTATCCAATTAAAAGCTTGACCTTGATATCGGGTTACATCTTTATCTCTATCGAGATATGAGAACCATGCAGTAGCTCCACTAGGAAATATCCACATTGACTTGGATTCCTTAAATACTGCTCCGGGAAATGCTTTCGGATACAATTGCTTGCTTTTATCAATTAGTTCTGTTAGTTCGTCTAAGGTTCTTCTAATTAGCAAGGCACGATGGTCTGACAGATGAGCATATCTCAGCAAATCTGCTAGTAACGCATATGATTTACCGCCACCGGCGGCTCCCCCATACAAAACATCTCTTTCTGGAGATGCTAAAAAGTCTGTTTGTGGCCCTTCATTGGGTTTAAATACCACATTTTCGTGTTCTATCTGTTCTTTTACTGCTTTAGGTGCTATTTTTAGGTCATCTTCTGTTAAAACAGCAGGATTCTTACCTGTAAGTGTACCTTCTATCTTTTTTAAGCCAGATTCTATGTATCTAACCTTATCTCTTTGTGCTTTTACTTGTTTTACCTTGTTTTCAGCAGTTTTTTTAGCTTGTCGTAGCTTTTTTTGTGCCGCTTTTCTAGCTTTTGTCGCTACACTGTAGTTGTATTGACGTTTTGGCTTTGGCGGTGGTACATCATTCACTTAATCCTCACCATGTTCCCCTAATACTTTTTTTCTAAGTCCTTGTGGGGATATCTTTCTACCGGTTGTTGCAGTGAGCCAACTAGCAACTTCCCGATAAGAGCAAGACTGAAGATAAGCTTTTGCTTTTTTATAAGCCTCAAGCTCTTTCTCGATAGGTAATAACGTCTTGGTGTCTTCATCTAGTTTATATCCAAACGGTATGGTTGATGTTTTTCTTGTATTTTGGGTGGTTGTGCTTGTTTCCATGCTAAGTAAATTATAAATTTGTTGTGTAAATCTATTGGTTTTAATAAGTTAGGGTCTTTCTTGTATTTATCCTGTACCCAGTGTCTAAATTCGTTGCTTCTTGTTGTTAGTGGTCGTTTCACTAATAACCGGCTGTCATCTTCGGCTTTCGTACTCCGCCGCCTTTTGCGTAGGTTTTTATAGAACCACCTTTTTTCTTTTCTAATTTTTTCTTAATACCACTTCCTTCTACAGCGGCTATAGTTGCTATTCCTGCTCCTGTTATTGCTAAACCTTTTAAATCTTCTTTATCAGCTTTTTTTAAATCATTTTTAACAGCATTATAAGCTTTCTTCCCATATTTAGCTATTATTTTAGATTTTGATACTCCTGCTAATATTAATCTTGCTATTATTCCCATCTATCCCTCTATAATCTTTTCTTCTTGCTTGTTTGGTAATAAGACCACACCATGAATTGCTGTCACATTGTGGTCTACTGTTTCTCTAGAACCTATACCTATACGGTTCAAAAGACTTTCTGCGGCTTTTAATCTAAGCTCGCCCTTGGGGGTTGTTCCGTCTTCATCTAAAGCGTTTATTAAGTTGTTAGCCGCTTTCATTCCATGAGACGCTAAGTAGTTCTGTGTTCGTTCTACTATCTCATTAGAAACTGAGTTAACTAACCAAGAGCGTGATGTAGGCTCATATCCTGCGGTTTTCATGGCTTGGGGTACACTTCCGCCGTTTTCCATTAGGGCATCAATAAATGCTTCCTGTTTAGGAGTTAGTTCTTTTTTTTGTTTAAGTTTTTGAGGTAATAGGTTCATAAGTTTTAGTACACTATGCACCATATCTCCCTTTTGTTTTTACTAATTAAAGTGGTGGAGTATGTGCTTGTTTTGTACTCACCTTATTATATTATACACGATATCTCCTAGTTGTCAAGTTAATTCTAATAAAAAAATTATTTTTTACTTGACAAAATGGCACACAGGTGTATAATAGAACTACCCCCTTACCCGGGGGCTTACACCCTGTCTACAGATAGACCTATAAGGGTTCCCGCAGGGTCAAGCGTTTACTAGTTTACAGGGTAAATTTCATAAAATTGTAGCTACTTTGTATACAAACTACCACCCCACCCCCCCATGCCCCTAGCGACCCTATTAAAATAAATATATATATATCAATAACTTAGCTGTCTATATAACTTACGATAATTACTATACAAAAAGACACCTAAAAAACCCCCAAAAACCCCCAATTATAACTTACGATAATTACAGATGTCGTAAGATATATTTTATTTCCCCTAAATTTATTCTAGATACAAAAAGGGGTTAAATCGGGTTTTAATAGGGGTGATACCCTAAATTAATTCTAAGTTAATTCTAGGTTAAGCCCTCAACTGGTTTCAAGTTTATTTAAGGGGTATTCCCTAGCCCCATTGCGAACAATAAGCACCCTAAAAACCCTTAAATTTACACGCATAAACCATTAATTAAACTTGAATGTAAACTAGGGTTAGAACCTCAATAAAATTGGATGTAACCGCAATAAAACCCGAAATAAAAAACCCCGCATTAAGCGGGGCTGTAACTGGTTATTGGTTAGGGTTCTTTAGCCAACAAGCTCAAATTCATTAGTTTTAGGATTTAAATAACTTAATCCTGTATGCCCTAAATCGGGCTTAGTAACTAAATCTAAAGGTTCAAAATCAATCTCTTGGTCTTTGTTATAATACCATCCAGTTTTATAATCATAACTAGGGGCATCTTCAGAAGTTCTAAATTTAACACCATTTTTTCTTATAAATCTATGCATAATATTATAAATAGGTTTTTCTAACTCCCTTCTTTTATTAGCGATTTCATATCTAACTGGTCTGTAATTATTCATATCTTCATATGATTTTAAACCCCATATAATGCGGTCTTTTGTTTCATAATTAATAAAGAAAAAAACCGCTTGATAAGATTTTAATACTTTTATTATTTCTTTTTCAGTCATAAGCTTAATTGCTCCCTTCATAATTATTCTAGATAAACTAATTTTATTAATTGTATATATTAATTTTAACTATGCAAAAAAGACATAAGCCAAATTTTACTTTTTTTAAAAGCTAAAAAATAAATGGGGGTTTTATGCGGGTTACAAAAGAATTAAGCCCCTGGCAAAAGCTGTCATTAAAAATTTGGCTGCTAAAACAAAGTTTATGCAAAATAAGCATACACTTTATTAGTACCCGCAATAAAAAAACCCCGCTTTTTAGGGCGGGGCTTACGAAGGAATATATGAAAGTAAATTAATCTATTATTTAAAAAAAAATGCAAGTACAAAAATGCCTAAACAAATACAAAGCATAAATAATATATAATCATTAAGCATTTAAATTAATATCCAAATAGCAAAAGCTAATAATACACATTCAATCATTTTAAGAACCCCCAAAAGCTTTGTTAAAATTTCTAGTTAAGCTTTCACTAGATACGCTAAGATAAGAGCAATTTAAAAGCCTTAATTCTTTTTCAAGTTTAGCTCTTACAGTATCCGCATTAACTTTGTTTGCTGGTTCATTAATAGCCCAGTTAAATATATTAGTTAAGGCATCAATAGAACCATGATGAGACCCCCTAATATTAACTGGTTTTGTTAATTGCAATTTATAAGCCATTTATAACCCCCTTTTTAATTGCGTTTAATCGTAATGTTTTACTTCTATAAGTAAAATTAATCCTAGATAAAAATGATTTTAATCTAAATCTAGGGTTAATAGATTGGCAATACTTAACCATTCTATTTAGTTTTTCTCTATAACTTAACCTGTTATAAAAAATCTTATCTTCGGCCAATTCATCAGCCAAGACCTCAAAATGTTTTTTAGTTAACATTTAAACCCCCTTTTAATGTTTCAACAGATTTTAATTTATTAAAGTCTTTTGCGTTAATATCAAGCATACCTCTATTACCCTTTTCATCAAGAATTATAATAGTTCTGATTATATTACCCTTACCATGATTTAAAGTCATACTAACTGGATAAATAAACTTAGGATTTAAATTTTTTAATGTTTGAGTATTTAAACATTGATTTCTATTTTCTTTAATAGATTTATTATTTAATCTGATTAATTCAGATTTAGTATAATATTTAGTTGCCATTTTAAAAACTCCCTTTGTTAAATGGTTATTATCTAAACCCTTATATATTGATTTTGTCGTAATTGTGAAATATTTTTTTATAGTAGATACCA